CACAAATAGAAATTCAAAAATTTTTAAGAATTACATTTACCAACAATGGAAATCGAAATCAACTTGTAAAAACTATTTCGAAATTTTTAGATGGTACAAATAAACATAAAATTCACGTATTTAATGGTGATTTTGCCAGTGGAAAAACATGTGTAAATCAATTGATACAACATTCATTTGGATCATGTTGTAAAAATTTTTGTAAACAATATAATAATGGGTGGAGATGGAATCATACAAAATATCAATTGTATGATTGGGGTCGTCACCTTTTATCAAATCCTCGCGTTGCAGTGATTTGTAATGATAATGAAGATGACATAAATGAAGATGATTTAATTAATTTCGATTCATTAAATTTGGTTTTTGTTTTAAGGAATGCACTGTTCATGACTAACATTAATATCAGCCATGAATTCAAACAAAATGTAAAAATACATAAATTCACTTCTAAATTTCGAGATAACCCAAAAAAAGGAGAATTTAAAATGGACAGAAATTTATATAAAAAAACAACAAGTCAAGAATGGAGAGAAGCATTCATGTCTTATTTAATTTGGACAAATCAAAATAATAGAAAACTAAAAATATTGATTCCATATATTTTAGATTTCTATTTTACAAAAGATATTAAAAACTGGATCAAAGATTACTTGGTTAATTAATTTTTAATTCAGTTTTTATTATTTATATTTTTCAGACCATTAAAAAAACAAAAACAATAAGTGATGGAATCCCAATCAATCTAATTATTTAACAAAAAACATAATTTTTAATTTGATAAAACTTAAATAACTTGAATAAAAAAGAATTACACAGATTCAGAAACCATGGTAACACGAGGACTCTTGGCTCTGTTTGTTTTAATATAACCTATCAATTTATCCAATCCATCATTAAAATCAACCGTAACATTCCATCCCAAATCTTTCAATTTTTGATTACTGATATAATATCGCTTGTCATTGAATGGTCGATCTTCCACATACTCAATCCATTGATCATAATTCTCTGTTTTTTGTATTTTTCTTATTAATAATTTTGCCACATCTAAAACTGAATATTCCATGTGATTATCGCAACCAATATTATAAATTTCGCCTAATTTACCATTTAATAATATGGTTTCAAACGCATTTGCTGTATCCACTGAATGAAGAAATGCTCGGACACAAGTTCCATCTCCTTGAATAGTGACTTTTTTATTTTCTTTTAACAAATTAATGAATTTAGGAATTAGTTTTTCTGGATATTGATTGGGACCATATACATTGTTTCCACGAGTAATTATAATTGGCATATTAAAACTATGATGAAATGATTGTGCGATTAATTCCGCACCTGCTTTGGTTGCGGCATAGGGATTTGTTGGACATAGCACTGATTGTTCTGTTTTATGTTGTTCATCTATAAAATTCATCGATTCACCATAAACTTCATCTGTAGATACATGGATAAATTTTTGAAGGTTTTTACAATGTAATCGACTGATTTCCAATAGATTATGTGTGCCTAAAATATTATCTTTGGTATATTGGAGTGAATCCGTAAAGGAATTATCAACGTGGGATTGGGCGGCAAAATGAATTATATGAGTTATTTCGTGATTGGTAAAAATGTATTTCAATAATTCATATGATTGTAGATTTCCATGGATAAATTTATAATTTGTGGAGTTTCGTATTTTTTCATCAATATTTGTTTCATCGCCGCAATAATAAAGTGCATCCAAATTAATTAATTGGATCTCTGGATAATTTCGACAAAACGAATTAATAAAATTCGATCCAATGAATCCAGCACCCCCTGTTACCAATAAGGTTTTAATTTTTTTAATTTCTGGATGAATCGGTCGAAACAATTTTTTATAATTTTCCAAAGAATATCGGACAGCTTCCTTAATTGGTAATACATCAGGGCAAAGTTCTTCCAACTTGTTTGTATCCAAATAATTATTGGAACGACCACACGCAACGACTTCGAGTAATTCTTGTTCTGAAAAATTCTTGTATTCAAAAAAAGGATCAACAATTTCTTTGTACATATCCAAAATTTCATTGTGGGAAATCAAGCCTGGATTTGTGAAATTTAAAGTCCCTGTAACTCTTTTTGTCATTAATTCAATTGCTTTTGGTAATAGAGAAGGTAATACTGTCATGGAATTTGGAATAGAACATATTTTTTCATAAGTGGTAATTTTTGTGATAAAATTTCGTGGATTGGGTGTATCGTCAATTGGCATTCGTATTCGCAAATTAAGAACATTTTTTTCAAAAAAATTCATTAATTGATCAGTAAATCCCTTTACAGTGGAATAACCCGAACTTGTGAAATTTGGTTGATCTGATTCTGTAAATCCATTTTGTTCCAATCCAAATGGATGTTTTTCATTATATCTGAAAATACATCCAGTTCCAAGATATGTAAGATGAATATTGCGTTCTTGTGCCAAAAATCCCAATACCATTGGAGAAAATAAATTATCACGAACATTTTCGGATAATTTTCCGGGTTGCTCTAAATAATCAATTGTAGTAAAATGTTTGTCACCAATTTGTCCATGTGTTCGTCCAATAAGAGAAACAATATGAGTTGGATTTTTAGAATCCAATTCCTTTTTGACATCTTCGACATTATATGCTCTGGAAGTCCCAATAACATAATCAATTTTATCTTTTTTCAGAAGAGTAATAAATTGTGAGCCAATCCATCCTTTCGCGCCATATACTAAAATTCGCATTCTTTAATTATTATGTAGAGACACTCTTTTAAATAAAATCGAACTTGTAAAAAAAAACAATAAAATAACAAAAAAAATACTTGTTTTATTGTTTCAATTAATTTGTCAATTTAAAATCGCCAATCCATCATTTTTTATATATATTGTTTTTTCATATTGTGCGACAACACCATTGGCCTTTAAAACTGGATGTTTTTGTATATATTTATTATCTGGTATATCAAAATCAAACCATCTGGGACAAAATGCCAGAGTTTTTCTCTCGTTATATATCTTCATTGTATTTCCGTTAAATTTTTTGTTGTACTTTGTAATCATAAAATGGTTACATTCTTTTTCGGTAATTATCGAACCATCCCCCAATGTTGGAAATGTCTCAACAGCATACACTTCATCTGGCTTCATACGAACTTTGTAATATGGCAAATACACATTAGGCACAGCTTTTTTCGCATGAATTTCATATGGAGCTATTTTATGTCCACATAAATCATAGATGGATTTTACAGGCAATATTTTACCATCAATCTCAAGTTCCTTACTTTCAATATATTCCTGAATATATTTACCTATATCTCCCAATACGGCATCCGGACCAGCATGTTTAATACCAATCATAGTTGCTTTTTCAGAAATATCTATTAAATCATTATATTTTCCACTTGGACACCATGAAAAAGCACCATCTGTTATACATCCATTAATATGAACACCATAATCTATTTTTACAATATCATTACCAAATACAATTGGATTTATGTCGTCACAAGGTGTAAAATGTGCCGCTATATTATTAATTGATGTACCAACTGGAAATGCAATACCAGCGTCTAATGGCGATAGGTTATTGTATTTAGTTAATTTTTTAATATCATTTTCGATAAATTGAACAATATCCAAAGAGGAAATGTTGTTATGTAAATGAGAGGTTATGTTTTGTTTGACAATTTTATGTATGATTCCAGATTTTTTATAATCATTATATGACATTGAGTGGTTATGATTATTATTTTCCCAATTTCTTTAGATGCTTATTCATTTATACTTTGAAAAAATAAATCGGTTTATGTATAACTTCACATGATAATAAGTAAGATCGCCTTTCAGCAATAAACAATTGAAAATTCAATATTGAAAGTTTCTCACGAGACTATCATATAAAAAACATGACGATCTGTATGGGAAGTTAGTTTAGTAGGAAGAATAGTGAGCTAGGACCTCCCAGACCTGGGTTCGATCCCCAGACTTCCCTTTTTTCTTTTGTTTGGATTTAAGATTCAAATAAAACATATGTTTTATTTAATTTAAATTTGATTTAGTAAAAATATGATTTGTATGAAATACAACACTTCAATATTAAATTCTACCAAATCATGGGAAATAGTTTTACACTAATACAACAGTTTGATGTCAATTCTTTTACTATTAAGGTTTATCATAATAAAAAAAAATCAATTTATAAAATAATATCCATCCATCATACTAATCAAAAAAATAAAAATCAATTTATACAACGAGCATATGATTTAAATGTAGAAGGAAATAATAATTCATATATCACCATTACATATAGATTATCTAAAGATTCAGATCCAATTGTAAACAAGATTTATGGTAATCTTCGATGATTTTAAAATTTTAATAATTCAATTTTAAATTTAGTACTTCCATCACCACTCAGAGTAGGCCAACTATATTTATCTAGAGTTGCTCCATGAGTAAAACTTTGATAACGGTTTTTAAATCGATAATGACGAGCTGCATCAGCTTTTTTTTCTTTTACTAACTTAATAGCTTCTTTAAATGTTTTGCCTTCTTTTTGTATTAACCATGACAATACTCCAGTAGATGCTCTGTTAATTCCAGCCCAACAATTTACAATAAGCCATTTATATTTTTTTGCCATTTTTTCAATTCGTGAAGCAGTAGTTTCCACAAACCATTGATATGTTTTTTGTTCAAAATGTGCTGAATCTTCAATTGAAATACTATTATCTGATCGTGAATCTTCAATTATAAATCTAGATTCCAAGTTCAGCACACCAATATCAAGTCCAGAATTCAATTCAAGCATTTTTTTGGAACCTTCAAAATTTGCCAAATATACATTTTTGTACACTGGTTCACGAGTAATTAACGGTCTGGTTTTCCAATCATTTCTTGATTGTAGTTTGTCATCTGGTAATAATTGAATGGATTTAGATGTGGATTTGGATTTAAATGTGGATTTAAGTTGAGAGTTTTGGATTAATTGATGATGTTTTCGTTTTCTTAAATTGTAGCGATGTGTTGTTGCCATGGTTTGTTGTTTGCTGAATTAAAAAAAATTAATTTAAAACTTTTTAATTCAAATTTAATTTACACCTTGTTATTTATTTTTTTGTTCCTCTTCCTCCTAACAATTCCAACATATTTTCCCAACTTGATATATGTTCAATCCCAGATGAATGAAAGAAACAGTTTGTTGTACAATATCCTTTTTTGTCAGTAAAAAACGACGGACAAACAATATAAATTTTATGATCAGGACATATCTTTTGTGTTGCCAATGCCACACCCAATTCCGTAAATGTACCTCGATAAGCATACTTATCATCATCCATTATCCCAATATATATATCTGCTTCTATTACACCATTTACATCATGATCAGCCATTGACTGAAATGAATTATTTGGATCAGCTTCAAAACGTGTCCAATCATGTGTTATAGTGTGGTTTAAAGCAATTAATTCGAGCATTTTTTTCTGTAATTTTTCTTTTTCTGACCATTTTCCTGCTATATAAATTTTTTTTGACATTTTTTGGTTTATTTTTCTGTTTAATTTTTATTTAGTTTATAAAAAAAAGATACAAATCAAATTTTTATTTTACACCTTTTAAT